AGGTAGGCGTGCGCCATCAGGGTGGTGAACGGCCTCAGCACGAGCTGCGGATAGAAGTTGGCGATGTTCGGGTAGGCGAGGTTGCCCTGCGTCTTGAAGTCGATGCGTATGTCGCCCGGCATCCCTGTCGCTTGCGCAAAACCGATCGGGGCCGCGCCGGTCGGGTCGATGTGGATCGTGGCGTGGTGCATCGCGGGCCTCCCCGTTACAAGTCGAAGTCGAACGTGCCGTTAGACGTAAAGACGTGAACCCAGTAGCCGCCGCTCTGGTAAATGCTGTTGCCCCCGGTGGCGCGAACACGGGCCGAGGCATAGCGAATACAGACAAAGCCTTGGTAGCCGCTGCCGCCGTAGTGTTGCCCCGCTTCGGTATTCGCGCCGCCGCCGCCGCAGCCCCAATTGGCGGCATTACCGCCGCCGCCGTTGCCGCCGCCAGTAGAGCCATTGCCTGCCGGAATGCCGACGGACGGCGTGCCGCCGCCGCCACCGCCGCCGCAGCAGGTGTAGCCGGTAAGCGGGTCGGTACCGCCGCCGCCACCGTGGCCGCTGCCGATGCCAGCTTGCACGCCTGCGCCCCCGATGCCGCCGCCACCACCGCCGCCGGAGCCGAAGCCGTCAGAGCCGCCGCCATTATTGCCGACGCCAGCAGTGCCGCTGCCGCCGACCGTGCCGCCGCTGGACTTATCGCCGCCGCCCCCGCCCGAGCCGCCGCTCGTGCCGTCGGCTGTGCCCGCACCGCCGCGTCCACCCCCTACCGCGCCGATAAGGCCGTGGATGTAGGTGTTGCCGCCATTGACGTCTGACGCGCCGCCAGCCCCGACTTCGATGCTGTAGGTCTTGCCGGGACTGCCGGTCGAGCCGGTCTGGAAGGCCCCTGCACCGCCCCCGCCACCCCCGGCGTAGTTGCCTGTCGGCGCGGCGACGTAGGTTGATTGCCCGCCGCCGCCGCCCCCAGCCACGACAGTCCAGTCGATCACCGCCGGGCGCGGCTCGGCGTTGGACGCCATCAGCAGGGCTTGGTGCGAGGCGCCCGCCATCAGGTCAGCCCGTTACCGGAGACAACCCAGTTGCCGGTCGTCCACTTCACGGCTGTCGCCACGCCATACTGGCCGAGGGTGCGGGTGCCGGATGTCGGCACCCCCGCCGCGTTGCGCCACATCATGGTCTCGGTGTTGGCGAGGACGACGTAATTGGAATAGGCGAAAATGCTGATCGTGGTGCCGAGCGGATACAGCGCGCCATTGATGGCGATGGTGATGGCGCGGCCCGCCGTGTTGCAGACTATCTTCTGGGCGTCGGCGGCGACCGTGGTGTAGTCGGTACCGACGTGGTTGGGCGGGATGCCCGCGAACAGTTGCGGGTCCTTGGCTTGGTAGGCGGCATCGGAATACTGCTTGGGGACGATGCCGAGCGGTTCGGTCGGGTTGCCCAGTACCTTGCCGAGGCCCGTCGCGCGGTTGAAGGCCAACGGCATGGCCAGCACCGTGCCGTCGTTAGCGTGACTGTTGAGGGCGAAATCCGATCCGGTATTGCCGGTCCCGGTCTCGGGCGTGGCGTCGCCAAGGTGCAAAGTCCAGCGCACCTTGCCGTCTTCCTTGCCGACCAAGGTGTTATCGCCGCCGACATCGCTGTCGAGAATGACCGCCGGGTTGGTCTTGTCGATGGTCAGGTCGCCGGTCATGGGGGTGTCGCCACCCTTGCCCATCTTGGTGTCGGCATACGCCTTGGTGGCCGCGTCCTGCGGATTGGCCGGGTCCTGAAGGCCCGTGATCCGTTTCGAGTTCATTGGTAGGTTTTGGATGACGGTGCTCTGGCCGTCCCGCGTGATGCAGTTAGACAAACCGGCGGCAAACCCATCATCTTCAGCATCGTGCCGATCAGCGCGGATTTTTATCCCTGCGGCAGCGTCGGCAACCCAGCTATGTAGTCTCTGGTAGATCCCTGATCCGTTATAAGGCAAGGGTTGTACTCCTCTTAGTTCTCGGCCTACGGTTGCGCGCCTGTTCTACCAACGGTATCCAGCGACAATTACCGGGCGTGTAGTTGCCGTCGTTGTCGCTGCGTTCGATGGTGAGATGATCGGCGTAGCCATTGGCTAAGGCCCAAGCCCTGAACACTGCATAGTCATTCCAGAGCGGATCAACGCTGATGCCGCGCCCGCCGTAATCCTTGAACTGCTTGTATTTTGGGTTGCGGCAACGCTTCAGCATACCGCTCCAAATTTCATACAGGCGCTCTTGAGTGCCACCGTGCCGGAAGTTCTTCGCCACCAGCTTCTCGGTTTGCAGGCATCCGCATGACGGATCAGGTCGCTGCTTGAGATTGGAGGACATCGCTTCAAGTTCGGTGCCGCAATCGCAGCGGCAGCGCCAGTAGCGGCGGGTGTAGCCGTTAGGTCTTCGGCGAGTAGTGGCGGAGGCCACGACAACGAGGCGGCCAAAACGTTGGCCGGTGATGTCTATCTTTTTCATACCATACAATGGCATGTTTCTTAGCCTTTCAGAAACCTTTCTTCGACTTCCTCTTGTTCATCAGCTTGTCGCTTGGCGGCAGGTTGAACTGGCCCTTGTCCTTGGGCATCGGCGGCTTGTCCGAGACGAACGGGGGCTTGCCTTTGACTTTCATCACCGGGTCGTCGGTGGTGCCGTCGTCCTCGCCCTTCAGGCTTTTGATGAATTTCATTTCCGGTTGTCCTTGTTGTTGTCGAACAAACTGCCGGTGTAGCGGGCCCCGCTCCGCTTCAACTGTTCTACTGCCAGCACTTTCGCCAAAGCCTCACGCGGTACGTTCTGGATGGCGGGCATGTCGGTGCTGCCGGTGACGATGTTGCGGATCAGATCATCGACACGCTTGCCACCGCGTTCGGTAGCCTTGCGGGCCAGCATGCCGCTGCCGCGCTTTGACAGCAGGCCCGCACCTATCGCAAGCGCACCGGGGGCCGCGCCTGCGCCGGACCCGATAGGGGATTGGTCGCCAAGTAAAAACGGTAAGCCCGCCCCGCCAACCGCTCCAGCGGTGCCGTAGCCGAGTAGGTTGTTGCCCCAGCGTTCGAGCGACCGTGATGCGCCCGATAGTTTGGGATCGCCTTGCGCGATCTTCGTCATCAGGTCCATTTGTTCGGGAGTATTCGGGTTGAAGCGCCCCGGCTTGGTGACCCGGTCGATCTCGCTACCGAAGTTCTGCTCCAGCTTACGGACGGGGTCCTTGGACGTGGTCATGCCTTTGTCGGCGAGATATTCGGCATTCTCGGCTTGCGAGCCCCGTCGCCATAGGTCGCGAGCCGTCTTGGCGTCTTCGCCGACATTGACCTGTCCGACGCTGCGTGCGGGCATTGTCGGCTTGGCGTGCTCGATGAAGTCATCCAGCACGTTGCCGACTTCGCCCGCCATCTTGCGCACCCGCTTGTCGGGGCTGGCCTTGGCATCACTAAGCTGGGTGCGAAGGTTCTGGATTTCGGTCCACGTTCCGGGCTTGGCCTTGGCGTTCTCGATCTGCTTGAGGACCGGCACCAACTCCTTGTGGATTTCCTCGTTGAAGCCCTTGTCCTTGATCTTGTCCGCCACGCGCTGCGCCAGCGCCGGGGTGTCCTTGAAGCTGATGCCCGCGTTGTCGAGCTTCTTGTAGATCGCGCCGCCTTCTTCCTTGAGCGTTTCCGAGCTTCCTCCCCGGCTGGCCTCGGAAACCTCTTTCTTAGCGCCTTGCACGCTCTTGAGGCGGTTCGCCAAGGCCCCGATCAAGCCGCCAGTGACGCCGCCGACGGCGCCGCCAACGGCAGCGCCCGTGCCTGCTTGCCCTACGCTCTCCGAGTTTCGGGCCGCGCCTTCGAGGGCTCCTTGGCCCGCGCTGGTGAGTGCGCCGCTGGTGATCTGCGCGAGCCTAGAAGGCGCTCCCACCGCAATTTTCGCCGCGTTGCTGGTGACGGCCCCGGCGGGCCCGCCAGCAGCGAGGCCCCCGACAACGTCTACTGCTGTCCCGAGCGGGCCCTTGGTGTTCTCGACGGCTTGCGCGGCGTAATCGTCTTCGGCCCCGACGCCGCCGCGCCAGCGTTCACCGGCTGTTGCAGGCTTTCCGCCAAAGTATTCGCCGATCTCGCCGCCGAGCACCGACATTGCGCCGCCGAGCGGACGAGAAAGCCCCATCGTGACAGCGTCTTTGATCCGAGCCGTATAGCCGGGTTCGGGCTGGGCGGCCAATAGCCGCTTCAGTGCGTCGCGGCGGATTTCCTGCTCGCGGGTCGGCGCGACCGGGCCTTCCGCCTCCGGGGCTTTCGATCCGGCCAGATATGCGTCCGGATCAAAAGCCGTGGTGGGTTTAGCCGCCAGATATGCGTCAGGGTCGAATGGCATGGCTCATTTCCCCAGCCGCTTTTTGATTTCCACCGCGCGCGGATCGCTGGAGTTAGCGTTGGCCCACGCCAATGCCTCCGCGTCTGGGGATCCCGCCGCCGCGGGCCCCGCTCCTGTTGCCGCTGGCCCTTGAGGGACTTGCAGCTTGCTGCGCTTAAGCTGATCTTGCTGCAAAGCCTCATGAGCCTCGCCTTTTGCGATCATGTTGTTGAGCGCCTGCACCTTGGTTTTGCCCTCGGCGTTGGGGTCGTTCATCAGCGCGACGAATTGCTTCAACTCGAAGTCGGTGGTCGCGCCTTTCAGCTTCTCGGCCATCGCGGTGATGGCTTCAGCGCTCATGATCTGATTGAAGCGTTCGGTGCGCTGAGTGGCCTGCGGGTCGCTTATCCCCAAGTAGTCGCCGCCCCACTTGGCCCCGATTTGCTTGCTCCCGGCACCCGCGCCCGCGCGGATGCCGGTGCCGTCGGGCCCCAGCAGGTCCCGCGCTTCCTTCAAGTCGTGGAGGGCCCCCTGCGTGGCGAGATTTGTATTTTGTAGCTCGTTGCCCGCCTTCATCTCCGAGGCGGCGGGTGTGGTCTGCTTGGCCTTCCATGCGTCGAACGTCTCTTGGTCAATCTTGCCGCTCTTCAAAGCCTCGGTCATTTTGACCAGTTCCGGGGCCTGCCCCGCCAGCGTGACCTCCTGCTGTTTCGCCGCCGCTTGCCGGGCGTCTTCCGCCGCCGCCTGCCGCGCCAGTTCGTCCGTCTCGGCTTTCGCCCTCGCCGCGGCATCGGCGTGCGTGAAGCCCGCCGTCTGCGCGGTATCCGAGTGCGTGAAGGTCCGCTGCTGCGAGGCTTCCGCTGCGGCACGCGCGGCGGCGTGTTCCTGAGCGGACGCGTTCTGCTGCATCAGCCGCGCCCCTTCTTCGGGGTCAAGCGCATAGATTTGCGCGATCGTGCTCTGCGACGCGCCCGCCTTCGGGTCGATCCCCGCGATCAATTGCGACAGGTGCCCGCGCTGCTCCGCGAGGGTCGCGGCGGCACGGCTCTGCTGCATACTGTCGCCAAGCTGGCTAAGAACGCTCCCGATGCCCCCCGGTATAGTCGCCATCGAAGCGGCGTCGGGTTGGTGCTGCGCTTGCGCCGTCAGCAAATCCTTCTGGCGCGCTTCAAGGGCTTTGATACTGAGCGCCTTCATCGGGTCGCTGTAGCCCGACGTTGTGGTGGGTGCGAAGATCGCCATTTCAGGTCCCCCGCTTTCGGCGATTGGCGGCTTGCTGTTTCGGGGTCGCCCACCGGCAATTGGCGGGCTCGTAGCTGCCATCGTTGTCAATACGATCTATAGACAGGCCAACCCGATAGCCGTTCGTCACCGCCCAATCACGAAAAGGCTCGAAAACACTCCAATCCGCACACACCGTAATGCCCCTTCCCCCGTAGCGATGATAGTAATACGCCGTAGGGGCGTGACATCGCTTCTTCATGCCTGACCAAACCTTGTAAAGACGTGTAGAAGCCCCACCGTGCCGCCAACGATTATTTCGTTCTCGCCGAATGCACCCGCAGGATCGACTGTCTCCTCGCGCAAAATACACACACGGAATAAACTCTGTTCCGCAGTCGCATCGGCACAACCACCGGGGTCTTTCCCCCGAAGCGTTGGCGCGACGAAGAACAGTCAATCGACCGAATTTTCGGCCAGTAAGGTCGATAAGTGCTGGCATGATACGCTCCTGCTGTAACACGCCCTTATACCTCCTCTAGACCAAACGGCCACTGTTGAGCCGCTGCATCGCCTGCGCCAGCTGCTGCCGCTGCATGTCAACCATCTTGGGGTCTACGATGGGCTGCATGCCGGGCGGACGCGGCAGGTTCACCATCGGGACGGTGGTAGGGCCCGAGGCCTGTCCGCCGCCCCGCGCCGCGCCGCCGTACATGCCGCCCGCCATGCTCTGCAAGGCATCGCCGAAGCCGCCCATGCCGCCGCCGGGACTATGATGCCCGGCGTCGGCTGTCGGCGTGATGTCGGCTGTCGGCGTGATGTCGGGTGTCGCGGAGGTAGCTGCCGGGGCTTCCGTTGTGCCGCCTGCGGATGCGGTCACCGGGTCGCCTTTGTCCGTCGCCAGCAGCCCTTCGTAGTATTTGGTCATGTCGGCGAGGGAGGTGGTGCCAAGCGCGCTGGCTTGATGCGTCGTGGTGACCGGGGCATTGGCGTCGCCGCCGATCCAGTCCGAGACGGCGGGTGAAAACTGGAAGCCTTGCAGATACGCGGCCTGCTGGGCCGGGGTCATGGTCGAGAGGTCGACCTTGGCGTTCTTGAACTTGTCGGCAAACCCGTAGTGATCGAGCCACGCCCCGTAGGTATCCACCTGCTTGTCCGGTGAAGCCTTGAGGTACTCGTCGTAGCTCAGTCCGCCGAGCTTACCGCCCGCCTCCTTGAAGGTGTCGGGCCCCATCTGGGTGAGGCCGTGGTAGCTCCCGGTGCCCGCTTGCGGGTTCCAGTCGCTTTCGGTCTTGATGACCCCGGCAATGGCGGCCGGGCTGACGCCTAGCCGGGCCGAGAGCGCGCCGATCGACGCCACCGTGGCCGGGTCGGTGCCTTTCGGGAAATAGTGCGCGGTGTCGGGCACAGCCGCCGGGCCCCCCGCCGGGGCAGGTGCCGGGCCGTTGCCCCCATAGGCCGGTTGCCGGGGGGTGTCGCGGGCCATCTCGACGTGCACGTCGTCGCCTTTCACCGGGAACGCCAGCCCATACTTCGTGGCGTGAGAGCGCAGCCAGTTCAGGAACGGGCCGGAGGGAACGTCGAACGCCTCGCCGTGCAGGTGGTTCGAGCCCCGGTGCGTGGCGTCCTGTGGGTGCGCGACCGCGCCCAGTCTGCCGCCTTCGAGGTTCTTGTAGTGCACCGCCTGCACGTCGTTGCCGCGCGTGCCCTCGCCGAAGCGGGGCTCCTGCCCGGTCTCAGCGGTGTAGGCCTGAGCCGCCTTGTACAAGCGCGAGCCGAAAGCGGGATCGAGGTTGTTATACTGCCCCGGCGTCCCCAGCGGCACACGGACAATCTTGCCGTCCTTGACGACGCTGGCGTGCGCGCCGTGCTGGTTCAAGTAGTCCTGCCAAGGTCCCGACGCGGCTTCTGCCGGGTGCGGCACTGCCGGGCCCGCCGCTGCCGGTCTCGCCTGCGGTAATATTGCGGGGCCCGCTGCCGGGGCCGCCGCCGCTGCTGGCGCTGTTGCAGGCGCTGCCGCAGCGGCGGGGGCCGCAGGGGCTACCGTCGGCGGCGCAGCCACCGCCGGTTTTCCTGCGACGGCGGGCTGCGGGAGTGTCGTGGAGCCTTTCGACGGCAGGGGTGCCGAAGCGGTGACTGCTGGGGCCGGGGCGGTACCTGCCAGTGCAGGGGGCTTGGCGGCCGGTGCGGCGACCTCGGGCGGTGGCGGCGGCTGCTTGGCGGCGCTTTCGATATCGGCCGCGGTGACGCCCTTCGGCAGGAACGACCCCATCATCGACATCACCATGCTGCGCATGATGAAGTTGCTGTTGTTCAGCGCGTGGCGAAAGGTCTGGTTCGCCATGTCGGCGGGGACTTTGTCGGCGAACTGCGGGGCCAGCTGCTTCACCAAGACGCCGACATTGGTGTCGAGCATCGTGTGCGCCATGCGGACGCTCGGCGGCACCCCGGGGGCCCCCGGAGGGCCCGCCAGAGATTGCCGTTCGGGCAAGGCGTACTGGCCAACCATCGTCTTAGTACCCTCCCGCGCCACCGAATTGCGGCTTGGTGCCCATGCCCCCGAACGGGTTCTGTTGCTGGTTCTGCTTCGCCATCAGGCTGGCGAGGTCGGAACGCAGGCTCTCGATCCCGAGCGTGTCGTTGCTGGGAGCAGTGACGCCGGTTGGCGACTTGAACTGAAACATGTCGGGCCTCAGCCCCGTCGCCATCGGGTTCTGACCTTCAGCCTTGATGTCAGGAAGAAAGCTCTGAAACTCGCCGTACTCGTAAGGACTGCCGATCGTGCTGTCCGCACCCGCGATGGGAAGTCCTTCCATCGGCGCGGCATTTCGCATCAAGGCAGACGGATCGCTGCTACCACCACCACCACCTGAACCCATTGTTTCTCTCCCGTCACATCATCGGCATCATCTTGGCGAGACCGCCGACCATGCCGAAGATGCCTGCATTGGTTTGCGCCGCTGCTTGGCTTTCCGCTTTGTAGTTGTCGTTGATGTACTGCGCGATGTTGGACGCCGCGATTGGCGAGCCTTGGAACGGCTGGAATTGCGGAATGGTCGCCTGCCCGCCGTTCATCAGCGCAGTAATTTCGTTGATCGGCTGGTTGCGCATCGCGATGGCTTCTTGCGCTTGGCTGCCGCGCATCGCGTTGTAGTACTCTGCCAGCGACTTATCCATGTTGTAGCGGCCCGTGGCCACGTCGTTGTAGGCGGCTTGCGCGCGCCGGGCCTCGTCGCCTGATCCGAGATAGGCTTTACGCGCGGCTTCAGCCCGAGAGTCGTCGCGCTGCATTTGATATTGGCCGTAACCCTTGCCGCCCGGTGAAAGACCTCGCGCCGCGAGCTGGGCCTCTTGGGCCTTTTCGGTCGGCGCGGTGGAGCGGTTGTAGCTCTCCATCATCGCCTTCTCGATGCCCGCGCGATCCGTCGGGCCCTGATCCTGACGGAGTTGCTGCGTCGTGAGGCCGGTCTGCCATGGCTGCCACTGGCTGCTGTCGAGCGAGGTATTAAGGTGCTCGCGCAGCTTCGCCGACTGCTCCACGGCAGTCGTGCCCATGTTGTATTTGGATTGCGTTTCTAGTCCCAACAGCTTCTGCTGATCGGGGGAGAGCGTCGTTGTCCTTTGGTACCGAGGAGCGTAGCCGGTGATTTGACCATTGGTGTAGATCGGCACCTGCTCTATCGCCTTATACGATACGGTACCGTATGGATTTTGCTCGTTCGCGTTCGACGATACGCTGTTGTATTGACTAGCCGATTGGTTCTGCGCGTTCTGCGCAGCAGCCGTTTCGTAGGGGTTGGGCGGCGACGGTTGACTAGCCATACTATTCAACCCCTTCAATAGTTTGACTAGCCGTTTGCGTTACTCCGCTGTTAGGGCTAGAATTAAGAGCATGACGCAACGCGGCCAAGCTCTTCAGTTTTTTGAACAAGCCCTGATCGCCGATACAGAAGAATGTATCCTGTGGCCCTTTTTCTTGGACCCCAGCGGTTACGGCATGATTAGCCACCGTCGAGGAAACACAAAAACGCGAGGAGCGCATAATTTGATGTGCGAGCGCGTACATGGTCTACCTCCTTCCAGCAGTATGGATGCGGCTCATAAGTGTCGGCAGCGCGCCTGCATTAACTGGCGGCATTTGCGCTGGGCCACTCGTAGAGAAAACGTTGCTGACCAAATTCGAGACGGGGTGCATATCCGGCCGTCGAGAGCCAAGCTGACGCTCGCGCAAGTGCGGAAAATCCGCGCTTCCAAAAAACCCAGTGCTGAACTCGCGCGCCGTTTCGGCGTCTCCTACTATACTGTCTGGGATATTAGGGCTGGGCGAAGCTGGCCGAACGTAACCGGGTAGATAGCGGCATTCGTTCTTGAGCATGTCGAACACCATCACATCCCGAGTGCCTTCGATCCCCAGCCTGCGATAGCCGGTGTACTGGAAACCGAGCCGCTGCACCTGCTTCAGGGCGCGGCGGTTATGCGGCTCGACTTCGGCGGTGAGCCGTCGTGCTTGCGAGAAGGCCGCCGTGAAGATCGCGCGCAGTACGCGCCGCGACATGCAGCGTTGATCAAGCACCAAGATCGTGACGTAACCGTCGAACCAATACTTGAACTCGATAGCGAAAATTCCGGCGAAGCTGTCGTCTTCGTCATAGGCCCACGCCGAGAACCAGCGCGGCGCTTTGAAGTCGCTCATGCTGAAATCGAGATCGAACGTCCGCGTCAGCAGGGCTTGCCCTGCTGCTGGAAGATCGCCAAAGTGAGGGGTGTAAGCCATCACACTAGACCACCTAGCTCGTAAAGTACGTCCACGCCGGTCAGCGAGAAGGTGCAGCCTAAAACACTCACGCGCACTCTTGCGGCACCCACTCGTCCGAGGCCCGTCACGCCCTGCCAGTTCTGCTTCGGCTGGGTGCTGGCGGCCCAGTCGTCAACGTCCCACGTCGCCAAGTCCCACTCGGCGCCGCCGGAAGGCCCGGCGGTGACTTCGGGCTGGTTGGTCGGGGCTAAGTTGTTGTAGTCAACTTCCAAGTCCATGTACGGGCGCGGCAGTCCGTCGGTGAGCGAGTACAGCCGCACCATCTTGAAATTCTTCTTGGCGGCGCTCTTGTAGCTCGACCACGCGAAGCGCACGTCGGCGTTGATGGCCGCGCCGTTGTCGCTAAGGTATTCGGAGCCGCCATAGTAAATCTTGCCGTCTTCGCTGCCGAAGTAGGCGTGGTTGTTGAGCCAGCCCCAGCACCGCGCCGGAACGTCGTGCCACTTGGTCCAAATTTGATGCGGCATCTTCCGCACCATCTGCTGGTACTTGCCGTTGCCGATCGGCATGTTGCAGATAGCGTGATTGGTGTGGTGGTTAAGAAACGCCTGCCAGCCGTACTCGTCGCGATGGGACTTCGAGACATCCTCGAAATCCTTCATGACGTTGCGATCGGACTTGCCCAGTTGTTCGGTCTCGGCGCGGATCATGGTGGACATCGGCACCAACCCCGTCGAGATCATGACGTAGAGGTCGCCGCCGAAATTGATGATGCTGTCCTTACTCATTGGGGCATCAAAACGAAAAATGCCGACCAGTTTGAAATCGCTGTCGGGATCGACGCCCGAGTAGATCGCGGCTTCGCCGTTACTGGTGAAAATCACCAGCGCGTCGTCGAGGCCGACGCCGCCGTCAATCGACCAAGTGTAGACCGCGCGGACGCTGCCGCCGCGTTTGAAGATGACGTTGAGCGGAAACAGTTCGAGCGCGCCGGTCTTCTGCTGAATGGGAAGATAGTAGATCGCGAGGTTCTGGCTGTCGGCGAACCATAGCCGGTTCATGTGCGAGTGCACCTTGTCGAACTTGAGCGGGTCAATCCACGGCTCGCCAGTCGGCGCCGTCACAGTTTCGGTCACGAACGTCGCGCCGTCCCACGACACCACGCCGTCGGCGCCGTTGACCATGATGGTGTAGTCGGTATCGGAGAGGTCGCTGTAGGACGTCCACGCCCAGTCGTCGCTGCCGTAACCGCTGGCGATTTCGGTACCCGATAGATCATAGATTTTTGTACCTGCCGCGCAGGCGAGTTCTGACGGCGCGCCGTAGTACGGGATCATGGTCGAGATCGACGGGTTTCCGACGATCTCGCCGACTTGAAGATAGCCGGGCCGCACGGTGATGCGGTCGTCCTCAACCACCCAGTTGGTCAGCACCGATGCAAGAAGCGGGTCGGTTTCGCTGAGTTCGGCGTGGTTGGACAACCCTTTCAAGGGCGCGCTGAAGTGCGCGACCTTGGCCGCAGGGGCTCGCTTGACGCGAACCGGCGTACCCTTGCGGTTCTTCAGCGGCAGCAGTCCTGCGGGGGCCATTCGCATTATTGCACCCGTCCCGGATCGTAGTTGAGGTCGATCACAGGCGCGTTGCGGCCCGCGAGCTTGTTAAGCCGCGCGATGAAGTCGCGCTGTTCTTCGCCGTATTCAAGGCCCTTGGCTTTCAGGAAACGGTACTTAAGGCCGTCCACCGCGAGCCTTGCATCAAACAAGATGATGTCGTTGTCGGCGGTCGGCCGTGACTTTCGCACTTGCTCGCCCGCGTCGATCAGCCAGTTGCCGTCGCCCAACTGTTCACGATAAGGCGGGTCGAGCAGCAGTTCGTCAGCGACGTTCTGCAACAAGGCCGTCATCTGCGCGATGTCCTGATCGGCAGTGCCGATGACTTGCGTCACGGGCCGCTGCACGATGCCGATTTCAAGCGAGGCGTCGGACACCGCGTCAACGATGGTGGCGAGCCTCGCCATTATGCCGCCGCCTTCAGTCTAAGGGTGTCGATCAGGGTTTTTTGCGCCGAGATGGTGCTGATCGCCTCGGCGAACTGCTCTTTCAGCGCCGCAAGTTGGCCTTCCAGATCGGTGACGATGGACTCGTACTGCCCGGCCTTGCCGTGCAGCTCCATCATCTTCACGGCGCGGTCGGCAATCTCGATGATGTCGGGCGGGACGGTCTTGACGGCTTCGGCACGCCGCTTCCGGCTGACGACTTGCGCCAACTGTTCCACAGTATGAATATCTCGTACGGCGCACATCTCGAAAATATGCGGCGGGCAGGCGGGCCACAGCGCCAGCGGATACCCCACGACGGTTTTGCGGGCCTCGCAGCTCTTGCGGTAAAGCTCATAGGGGCCGGGATGGTCGGTGATGTCGGCGTCCTCGGCCTCGCGCTCGATGGAGAGGTAAGGCGGGCGGTCCATCCGCACGCGCGTGGTCTCGCGAAACAGCGGCAAGCCGTCGGGCCCGTTGCCGTCTCTCTCCCAGCCCGTATAGAACCGAACGAGTGTTGGGGTATCTGACATTTGTAATCCTATATGTCTGGTGCTATGGGGGAAGCGGCGGGCTGTGCTCCCCAACACGCCCGCCGCTGGATCAGACAACCGTTGAGGGCGGCTATCATGACCATTCGGATTGACTTGACCGATCAACGGTTCGGGTACTGGACTGTTGTCGATTACAGCCACAGTGACAAAGGCACTTATTGGAATTGCCGGTGTGAGTGCGGCAGGTTTGAAAAAGTCTTGTCCGGCAATCTCCGCACTGGAAAAAGTACGCGGTGCCGAGGCTGTATGCCTCGTGCCGAGAACCGGCGTACGCACGGCAATAGCCATACTAAGCTGTACTGGATTTGGGCCGCGATGCGGGACCGTTGCAGCAACCCGAATTGCCCGTCGTACAAAAACTACGGAGGACGCGGCATCGCCGTCGATCCGCGTTGGCATGACTTTGCGGTATTCGCTGCCGACATGGGCCTTCCTCCCGGTCATAAGCTCACGTTGGATCGCGTGAACAATGACGGACCCTATTCTCCCGACAATTGCCGGTGGGCGACGAGGGTCGAACAAGCGGCCAACAGGCGTCAAAGAAGCTGCTCCCGGAAGCTGGAGGCGACTTGACATCGCCCCCAGTATTAACTAACCTTGTATACTATGCAGAAACAAGCTTCGTATACTACGTCCCTGTTGCAGTAAGTCTTCCTTGCATTGAGCGGTTAGAGAGGCTTAAAGCCCCCATAAAAGCAAGGTGACGCGTCACGGCATCCATGTCGGGCGATTGGTCGGGAAGGTCTAGGCTTTCGAAGTTGCGGCCACTATAGATTTCGAACTTCAGATATTTTGTATTCAAGAAGTAGGCGCCTGTAATACCCGTCGCGGCACCGTCGAACACCAGCGGCGCAGACTTGTATTTCAGGGTTTCAAAGCCGAGGGCCCCGAGCCTTGCGTCGGCGTATCTTTGGTTTTCCTGCAAGCCGCTTTCATAGGTGCCGTAGATTTCACCGTCGGTGACGATCAGGTCGGGCTTCTCGGCACCGCGAATGAGCTTCATCCACAACGCGTTCATTCCCGCTTTCAGCGCCGGGTACTGAAGACCGGTAGCTCTGGCGACCACCTGAAACTGGTTCTTCCAGAACGTCCAAGTGCCGCTGTCGATGCCGCCGATGGTGCCGGTGCCGTCCGGCGTGACCATGCCCTTCAAACCCACGAAGGATTTCGCCACCGTGCCGTCACCATAAACCGCCTTGGTGATGTTGTTCTTCATGGTGGCTTCGGCGTTGTCGATCTTGCCCTCAAGTAAATTCAAGACGCGCTCGCGCGAACGGTTCTTAGCCAGATCGGGGCCCGACAGGGTGACTGACGCAACGGCGTTCGCCGGGTCGTAATGCGCCTCGGAGATGGTCTCTTTGGTCGCGCGGGACAGCAGCTCGGTGCCGGTATACCAAGCGAAAGTCTCTTCGGCGTACGTCAGCGGGCAGGCGATGGCGCGACCGCCCTCGATGACGCGCACGCGGTTGCCCTCACGCAAGAGCGCGGTGACCGCGTTGGAGTTCGAGACGTTATCGGCGAATTGCTTGTGATAGTTCTGAAGTGTAGTGGCGACGAGTTGGTTGACGGTCGGCTCTGCCACGGCAGGCTCCTATGGGGTCAATACCCGACCTCATCGGCAGAACGCTCGATCGCATCTCGTATGCCGCCCTTGGAAGGCCCGTCCGCGCCGTTGGGCCTCGCGACAGGGGTGGTAACCCCTCTCGTGTTGAGGCGCTGCGCACTACGGGCTCTTGCAATGTCGTTCTGCGACTGGCTGCGATGGTGCTCCGCTGCCAGCATTTGCTTCCTGACATCCGGGTGAGCCCAGCACGCAGTCTCATATGCTTCGGCCATCTCCCGCTGGGGATTGGCCTTGAACAGGTCGATGATAAGCGGGAGTACGGCATCGAAGTGCGGGCGCAATGGCCTGCCGTCGCTGCTTTTCTCGTCCGCGAAATGATCGACGCTGGTTCGTGCATAGTGAAGACCTTGTTGCTCGCGGGCTTGTTGCTCCGCGCGCTCGCGCTGCTGTAGCTGACCCTCAAGGGCCGAGATTTTGCTCGTCGTCTTGCCGAATTGATCGGCGAGAAATTTGACTGCCGGGTCCTTAAGGTCTTCTTCTGTTAGACCTGTTGGGCTCGACGGCGACTGGCTCTGCAAGGCTGAGAAAATGCGCGCTGGGTCGAGGCCCATGCGTTGCGTCAGGTCTACCAGCAGCGTGAATTTATCCTGTTGGTTCTCTGACGTTCCCAGCTTGTGCCAATTGGCCCATTCTTGGATCGCCTGAACCGGATGAACTCCCGCCTGCTGCAACGACTTCGCGATTTGCGGGTCGTTGAAAACCGGCGCAAGCGCCTGAGCGAACTGGACTGCTCCCGCACTCGCCTGCGATTTGCGCGTGAACTCGGCTTCCATGTCGCCGTGACGCTTAAGGAGAAACGCTTGCCCCTCTTGCGGCAGTTTGGCGAAGGTCGCCTTGTCTTCCGCGCTCCAGTGCTCCGGGGCCTGATTGCTTTTCGCTGCGGTTTGCGCAGCAGCTGGATCAGTCGGCGGCGTCTGGGTATCTTGAATAGGTTTCTTCGGGGCTGGATCGAGGGGTTCGATTGCTTCGCCCGGCTGAGTAGCTTCCGATTTAGCTACCCAACGACCTGATTTATCGCGCGGTCTCGCGTCTTGCGCAAGGGGTTCATCGTCGAGGGGCCCTTCTGAGGGCTCTTGAGGCTCGACGGCAGGGCCGTCTTCAAGGTCGTCATACGCCTGTTCAGCAATATCGCGGAGCGAGGACGGCGGTGCGTTTTGCGGATTGTCGGCGGACATTTCGGGCTTCCTTGAAGGCTTGGGGAATATCGCGGGGATCGTAACTCCCTGACTTGTCGAGATCGCGCTCACGCTGGCGGTGCGAAGAAATGGACTGGCCAGTCACGGGTGATGGGTAGCTTTCAAAACTCTGCACGGTGGGGGCCGGATGAGTGGACTTCGCTAATGCGCCGGATGGACGGAAGCGCTTGTCAATTATCCGGCCCCTGTGCAGCACGTAAGTCGGCATGGCTATTTCTTCGTTGTTACGAGTTTCACCGCCCACATCGCGGCATCCTCGAAATGCGTCTGCGCCAGCGCGGCGAGGCGCGGGTCAAGGTCTTTGTGCTCTTCACAGAAGTCGATGCAATCAGCGGCCCACCGCTTGATCTTGTCCACGTTGCTATCCATCGACGGATTGAAAGCCTCACGCACGCGATCAGAACCAATACTCATGCTATCCGTCTCCTCGATTAAGAATGGCGGCTTCCGCCCACATCACGCTTTCTTCTAGCTTGGTGAACGCCATCAACATGCGGCGGTCGCCGGGGCGCGAGCCCATCGTAGTGCCATCAAGGGCATGGAGGACGGCGCGCAGGTTCTGTTCGGCGTCCTTGAGCTGCCGCAGCCGGTCGAGAATGACTTGTTTGATCGGGTGTCCGGTCTGCGGATCCACCGGGATGCCAATTCCCGGCAGGCTCATTTGGTCGTTGGGTCGCATTCCACTCACGGGTACACCGACGGGTAGGGCGTGCGGGGCGTGATGGTGCCGGTGCGGCCCTCAAGCCCGGTATAGTCCCCGTAGTCGATGCCGATGTCGTAGGCGATGACCAGTGACGGCACCATCGCCTGCCCCTTGGCGACCTGCGTGCGCGGGGCGTAGGGGGCCTGATCGGCGGCGGTGGTGGCGGCGGCACTTTTCAACGAAACGTTCGATGTCGCCGCGTTGATGTCATTGCCGGGCGCGCCACCCTGCCAGTCACCTGCCACGCCAGCGCCAGTGTAGCGCGGGCGGTCGAAGTTCGGGTTGGCGGGGGCCAGCATGGCGGCGGTCAGCGGCAGTGGAAGGCTCTGGGTCATCGGTTATCCTTTCGGACGGACGAAGGGATTGGGCGGGGTCTTGTCTCCAGCGGGGCCCGAACTCGAACCGGGCTTGGCGGACGGCTTGTCGGTGACGCCCTTGATGCCCTGCGAGAAGGTGGTGCTCTCGGCGGCTGGCGGCGGGCTGCCGGTCGGATATGGCGTACGCGGGCCGATGCCCTGATCCTCGATGGTCTCGACCGGGCCCGAGGTGGTCTCGGACGCCGGGACGGGCCCGACGCCGGGGACGTTGCCGTCGGTCGCCTCGCCACCGGCCTTGGCGGCCTTTTCCTGCTCCGTCAGCAGCTCGTCGGGCGGCACGGTGATGCCTTCGGCGGCGGGACGCGGTATAGGCTCTCGTTCTGGCGAGAGAGTCTTGTTGGCCGGGTGATCCGGGTCCTGATCGCGGTTGTCGATATGGTTCGGCATCGGGTAGCTCCTGTCACATCATGCCGGGCGGGGGGCCGCCCATGCCGGGAGGGGGTGGCGACTGGCCGGGGGCCGGTTGGGGCGGGCCCTTGCCGTTCTGACCTCGCGTAGGGCCCGGAGGCGGGCCACCGGGAGGGCCTTTGTTGCCCGGAGGGCCCGGAGGTGCGGGCGGCGGCGGACGCATCAACGCCCCCGTGGGGTCCATCTGCATGTACGCGCCGAGCATCTCTTGGTAGCCGTTGATGAGGTCGATGACGCCGCGGGAATGCCTGACGGGGTGCAGCAGCATTTTAATCATCTCAAGTGAGAGGTTAATAATCATCGGCGGCGGTAAAATTCCTGTTTGTAGAAGCCCCTGAGCGGCGGTGAGGGTCCCACCCACCACCTGCATAATCTGGGCGTTGGCTTCCTTCTCGGTGGCTTCATCCTGTTCGACGGTGCTGTCGGTCTCGATGTCGATGGAGCAGAACCGGGCGAAGTCGTTGCGCAGGATGTCCATCACGGCAGGGGTGACGTCTTCGCCGGTCATCCGGGTGAGCGTTTCGGCATCGAAGTTACGGGCAATGAGGTCGGACTTCAGCCGCATCAGATCGCGGACGAAATTAGCGACCGCGGCTTTGACCCCAGCCATGCGGCCCGAGCCGACCGTGCCTTTCATTCTCTGGGCCGTCGCCGTCTCGTACGGGTTGGTCGCGCCGCGGATGATGTCGGCAATACCAATTATTTCATAAATTGCGTTCTTCTGCTGGTCGCGGGAATTATAGAGCTCCTTGAGCGCGTTCACCCACTCAAGTATCGGCACCAGCCATATGTGATTTTGGAGGCCGCCAGACATAAGATCGACGCCGTCCACAGGGAGCAGCTTGCCGTCATCCGCAGTAAGTAGGTTCGCGATATCCTTGTTCGCAGCGTTGTAGCCGCCACGAACTTTGATCTTTGCCGTAAGATCACTGATGCGTCGTGAAGTGTCATCCAGATCGGCGGCGAGATGGGCGTAGAGGTCATAGAACGCCTTCGGGATCATTGAGTCGGTGGTGACGACGGAGCAGATCGGTTTCGGGATCGGATAGAAGCCTTGCAGTCCAAGAACATCGGGATCGACCCGCAAAGCGCAGCCGCCGCCTTCACGAATGATCCAGAGGATTTCGCGAGTCGAGCGGTTCCAAATCTCCCACACCATGGCCTTACGGACCACACTGTCGAGCTTGCTAGCGGCTTTCGGCGCTGGCCCGCCCCCGACCGGGGACTTTGCGGCGGTTTCCTCAGTCCATTTCAGCAGCTCCGATAGCTTGTTGGCGTTCTGGTATTCCTGAAGTTTCTCGCTGTCGCCGAACTCACTGAGAAGCGCCTTCTCTGCGAAAAGATGTCGAAACGCGATCCACTCGACGTCGCCGTGTTGGCGCACCGGGTCCAGAAGGATGTCTTCCCAGAACACGTACTCGTCGTCCACGGTCTCCCAGATTTTGGCGTCCTTCATCTGAGGCTCGCCCGTCGCCGGGTTGGTCAGGGGCCCGCCACTTATGGGGTCTTCGACGGGTATCTGCTTCAGCACCGGCTTCCAGCGCACGCGACAAATTCCGCGTCCCGGCAAGAGCATGTCTCGGACGGCGGCCTTGACCGCTTCGTGTGAGGCTTCGTCGTCGACGACGATCTCCAGCGCCTTCTCCATCACCGCAGCGGCGGTCTCGATATCCTGCTGCGCGGGCATTCCCGGGGGCATCGGCGCGGGCTGCGGCACGGTGCTGGGGCCCACCGGCTGTTGCGGCGGGCTGATGGTGGGGCTGCCCGGCAGCATTCCCGGAGGTGGGGGTGGCGGGACCCCGCCGTCTTGGGCGGGCGGCGGGGCCCCGGCCCCCGGCGGAAGCCCGACAGCGGCAGGGGGCTGCGCTGGCGGACCCATGGTCGCGCCGGGAGGTAACGGGGGAGGTAACGGGGGAGGTATCGGCGGGACTGGGCCGCCGGGCGCCGGGCCTGCGGGAGGGCCTTCGGGGCCCAACGGCAGACCACCTGCATCCGGCGGGCCCATCCCCGGAGGGGGTAGTTGCCCTGAAGGGCTGCCAATGCCAAAGCCCCCCGGAATGATCGGTGGCGGCGGCGGTGGCGTGGGGACCGCTGATTTCTTGACGAAACGGCTACGAACGACGGGATCGGGCGGCTTGGCGTAGGCCGCAGGCAGCATGACTTCGGTGTTGGCGTAGAGGATGTTGAAGGCGCTGGAGCCTTGTGCGGTATTGCCTCTGCCGGTCAGTCGTCCCGGCTTGGGGCGGGTGATCGGGATGTCGCCCCGGTAAATCTGCACGATCTCGCGTCCGCGGGCGCGCCAATCCTTTTCGGCACGCTCGGCATCCGCGAGGGCTTTCTCCCAGAAGCTGATGTCGATGTCTTTGGGATCGCCTTGCGCAACTTCCGGCTTGTCGGGATTGTCAGCTTCTGGCGAGCGCGGGTTGACACCTTGAGGGCGTTCTTCACCCTTGGTGTAACTGGTCTCCGCCATATCTGGTACCCCCGCACCCCTGCTTTGTTCTACATATACCCCTTATTGCGGTTCCGGAAGCTGCTTTTTAGCCCGACGACGGTGGCGCTTGCCACACGCGCTGGTGCAGAACCGCGCCCGCTTGTCGTGCGCTGTCGCAGGGGAGCGGCACCCCTCGCACGTAAAGGCGAAAGTCTGGCGCTGGTAGGTGCCGCGACCCGCGCACGTATACGAACAGAAATCCTGTTTGGCGTAGCGGTTGACGATGAATGTGCCGCCGCATTTCGCGCAGGTCCGCTTCTCGTCGTCGATCCCTGACGCCCTGCGCCACGCGGACTTGCAGGCGTTGGAGCAGAAGACGCCAGCAGGGTTTCGGGTGATGCGGGTGAAAGTTACGCGACAATAACGGCAGCGTCTGGTGACAGGCGGAGTTTCGGCCAGATGGTGCCGGACATGGGCGCTCGCCGTCATGAGGGCGAGATTTTCCAGCCGGTTGTCGAGCGGGTCGCCGTTGACGTGGTGGACGACGTATTTTTTGGGGATCGGCCCGTACGCGGCTTCCCAGATGTCGCGATGCAGCGATTTCCTCCCCGCCCAGTAGTAGACGCGGCGATGCCGCATCGGGCTGAGTGGGTCACGGGTATAGACGCGGTTTTGGAATGTAATACTTGTTTCGATCATGAGTGTGTAATACACTCATATCCTACGTCGCGTCTAGCTCGTGTAGTCTAAACGCGTTGCTTACCCTAAGTGGGTTTAAATCCTCATCACTTTCGACGCGGGTCCCGAAGGGCCTGCTCATGCAGGCGTAACGACAATCATCAACTGCATGATCCTCACCTTCGGTGTCTAAATCTTCCGGCCTGTTCTCGTCATGCTGTTGCATGGGAAGGGTGCGAATGATGTCTTTGCAATGATCGACGAAGAACATCATCGGCTCGCCGTCATCGTTACCCCTGAGACGCCAGCGGACTTGATCCCAGCCGCCCATACGCTTCGGGGTGCTTACTCTGGAATTATCGGCGCGGCGGAAGTAGACGCCCTGTCTGGCGAACGTCTCACCAATCGAAGGCCCACTGACCACGGCGAAGGCGCTGGGGTCCATGATGCCGTAGGCGATGGGTTCTCTAAAGCCCCGGCCGTCAGTTTCCCTGCGGACCACTTCCTTAGCTACATTCTCCGCAGGCAAGTGTAAGCCTTTGTTTGGACTACTACTTCCATACCATTCTCTGTATCTCACGATGCTGTTCTTCGGCAGGAGTTTCTTGTCGTGGATCATGTCCTCTTGGACGACGATCCACCAGCCGATGCTGAAGGGGCTGGCTGATCCCCAGTCCATGCTGCGGAAGCGTGTCCAGTGCAGCGGAAATCTTGGAGGCGTAATGACATGCCGGTTGGGGTCGAACTCGGGGAAGAACGCGCCCTCGATGATATTCCAATCGCCATCCAGCCATGCCCGCACCAGCGCGGGGCTTCCTGACGCGCGTAGCCGGTTGATGTAGTTGGGGTCGTTGTTGAGAAGGCTCGGGTTGTCGCTGATCTTGGCCGGGATGAAAATCCGTATCAGGCCGGTGTCGGGGTCTTTGACAGGACGATAGGGCCCGTTGTCGATCACCCAGTTTTTGACCCAGTGGTGGCCCGGGCCCCCGGGATTGCAGGTCGCCCTAAACTGACAGCGCGCGCCGGATGTTGTTCTTAAGGTAGCGAACAATCTGAAGATACCGGCACTGCTTGCGTATTGCGTCAGTTCTTCGACATAAACTCTGGTGAGGGACCAGCCCTGATAGTTCATGGCATCGGCATCGCTCTCCAGATACGCCATATGGAAAACCGCACCGTTCTTGAACCTGAACTGCTTCTCCTTGTCCTTCCATTCGGCAGCCGTCCCGTACATTTGCCGTGCCACGTCGATGGTGTCTTTCAAGTCTTCACGGGAGCGTCTCAGCATGAGGCCCTTCGCATGAGGCCCCCAGTCCTCGGCATGGCACCAGAACTCGCCGAGGCTCGCGAAAGATTTCCCGCCACCTCGGGCCCCGCCGTAAACAACGATATCGGCGGGACAAGTGAGAAAGTGATGCTGGGGGCCCGGCTGGGGCTTGAAGCCAGTTATGATCTTCAGAACAAATCCTCCATCGACGGCACCGGGACCTTCGGGCCCTTCGGGCCTTTCGGGCCCTTCGGTCGCGCTTGAGCTGGCACGGCCGTAGTTTTAATTCGCCGATTTTTCACTACGACTTTTCCCTTGACACGTCCCGGTACCTGTCTCTTGCGGAGGGGGACCCGTTTTTCCTTGATGGGGGGTCGGGGGTGTACCCCCTTGCCTAATGGCTCAGAGCGCCCGCGCTCTAATAGGCTGGAGCGCCCGCACGCGGCGGGGGTCCCAGTTACCGCCATCGTTGGGGCCCCGTTTTCGGGTCGCCCCCCGGCAGGGCCCGAGCCTCGGGATAAGTTATTGATCTTATTAGGTTTTTCCAGCCCTGAGCCCCTTGAAGGCTCGGGGCTTAGGGCTTCTTGAGATGTTTGAGCTGTTTGAGGTATTTGATGAGCTATTTGAGATGATAAATACTTGATATCATTGGAAAATATACTTTGGGGCCCGGAGGCTTCCTCAAGAGCTTCCTCAAAATTTAACCCTAATAGCGGGGCCCCGGGGCCCGAAAGCGGGGCTAAAAAGACTTCAGGCTCAGGCTCGGGAGGCTCGGGTTCAGGGCCAGCAGCCCCGGGCCCGTTCAGGGCTGGAAGCCCCGCAACCCAGTCCGCGAGAGCTGCTTCACTGGGAGCATCCGGGTCACGACTAGGGCGCCGTATCACTTCCAGAACATTGCGATCGGTGACATGGCCATATACGCGGGCCAAGCTAAACGCGGCATTGTGCGCGGCGGAATATTCTTCTTTGTGCAAAGCCCCCGTAAAAACGCGTTGCAGCATGTCCGTGACTTGCGGCAGCGTGACAACGCCTTGTGTGGCCCGGGCTTCAAGTATGGCGTTAGCCCGTTCCTGAACGCGCCTAACGTGCCACAAATTGGAAGGGGCGTTTCTGTCCTTTGACGTGAAACCCGCTTTAGAGAACGCCGTCCCCATCGGGACACCGTCGCAAACCATGCGGACAAACTGTTCTTCCCTAGCATCCTGCAAATCACGGCCTAGCAACATGACGCCCTTTTCGCGTTTGCCTTGATGCAAGCCCCTTGGAATTAGAGCAGACATGGTCTCTTGCTTCCTCAAAACGCGGGGCTCGAAAATATAACCCCGAAGGGGGGTTGACAATCGGGCCCCGATCGTTGACAAGTGGGGCTCGTTACTCGTTTCCCGTTACTCCGAAAAACAAAAGGGCCCCCGTTATGCTTACCATCAATACCCGTATTCCTACCATCGCTCGCGGCAAGATTAGATCGCTCGTGAAAGCGCACGCTGGCTGGCGCACGTTCATAGAAGGGAAAGGCAAAGTTTCAGCACAAGCCCTCAACTCTGAAATTTTAGAATTTGCTTTGACCGATCCGGGTCTCGTTACCGCGATCGAAGCTATTCTGAGTGCTTCCCCGGCAAACGCGGCGACCGATGCCCCCGAAACAATGGATGAAAACGATATGGCCGACATGGAAAACGACGACATGGCCAACGCCCCCAGCCTTACAGGTTTTGCTTTGAACGATATCCTGTCAAGCGTAGATCAATTCCTATCGCCCTTAGTTCGGAGTGAACTTAGCAACGTTCTGGGCCCTGTACTCGCGGCAGCAAATAAACCTGCCGTAGAGATTGAGCGCGTCATTGAGGTCGAGCGTATTGTTGAGGTAGCCCCCGGCGAAGCCCCCCGCGTATCGGCGCCAAAAGCCAGACGCGACAAGCGCGTAACATTCAGAACGTTGTACCCGTCACGTTCCACAAAATGCAGCGCGTATTTTGACGCCCCTTTGACACTTTGGACGGGCGCCGCGAATAGCCCTGCGGCTGATCCGTTCTACGTTGTTGATAAGCAACACATGGCGTTGCTCATGACGGGCATGGAACGCAGCACAAATATCTGGCTCACCGGCCCGGCTGGCACCGGCAAGTCAACTTTGCCGGAACAAGCCGCTGCCACGCTAGGACGGCCCTTTGTAAAAATAGGTATGACGCGGCAAACCGAAGTTGAGGCTTTGATCGGCGGCATGGCGCTGCGCAACGGTGCAACCGTGTGGGAAGATGGCGCGCTTATCAAAGCTATGCGCCAGCCGGGCACAGTGATCTTGATTGACGAACTCACGTTTGCCCCGGCGGGCGTACAAGCGATCATTCAGCTTGTAGCGGATGACCATCGGTCGATTACGCTGCCAACGGGCGAGCTTGTAAAGGCGGCGGACGGCGTTGTTTTTGTAGTGGCAGATAACACCGCAGGCAGCGGCGACGAAGGCGGTTTATATGCTGGCACCAACGTTTCAAACGCGGCCCTCGTAACCCGTTTCAAGCGTATGATCCATGTTGATTATTTGTCGGCGCAAAAAGAAGCCGAAGCTCTCGCCAATCATACCAAATGCCCAATGGAAGCAGCGCGACACCTCGCGGATTTTGTCGCGCAAGTCCGCCGTATGCCAGCCATGCAAGGCGTTGTTATTTCACTACGGCAAATGGTCGGTTTCGTACAATGCGTCCAAGACGGTTTTAGCTCAAAGGACGCTTTTGTCGCAACCATATCATCCCGTATGCCAGCAACCGAACGGGCTACAATTGACGGGCTTTGCGATCTTCGATGGAACGAAAACTTTGAGGCTTTAGTCCACGGCAAGGCAGCCCCCGTTATCGCCCCGAGTGATAGCCCTGCGGCGACAGCGTTCGGGGACACATCTTTCTAGTTTGTTGACAATCAACCCCCTCTGATTTACAGAGGGGGTTCGCTACCCGTTATCCTAAAGGACAAAAACAAATGTACACCTATCCCGAAGCCCTGAACGCCCTGCAAAGCATTGCAAACGATTACATCAAGCTACTACGCCCCAATGCCCTCTTTCCCGTAATGTTGACTACAGACGCCTCCGCGACAACGGCTTGCGTGACTTGGGATACCTATCACGCCAAGATCACCTTGCCCGTGCGCCCAGCCGTGTCCGTCATGAGCGAACACGAGTTTCAAGACTGGACGGCGTATCTGCTTCATGAGTTGGGCCACCCCACACACACCAATCAAACCGTATGGAAGGAGGCGATAGCGCGCGGTCTAGCCCGCTTGCTGAACGCGCTGGAGGATGTCCGCATGGAACAAGCGGTCATTGCATCGGGTATCGTCCCCAATGCCAAGGCGGTTTTGTCGCGCTTGCTGTCGCGCAAAGTGATCGAAGCCCGAACGGACGGTGCTTGGAAGCCCAATAGCCGAAAAGATATTGGCTGGACGATTTGCGTTCTAGGACGCGCGGCCAACGGCTACGCTTTTGACGCCAGTGACCTTGCATGGATCAAATCACAGATCAAAGCGGGTTCCACTGTTAACGCGGTGTTGGGATGGGCCCTGCCTGAGTTGGCAGCTTGCCAGTCAACAGAAGATTGTCTGGCGTTGGCAGCTAAAATTTCCACCACCATTACAACCCCTATACCACAGAGCAATTTGCAGGGCAGTTCGCAGGGCAGTTCGCAGGGCAGTTCGCAGGGCAGTTCGCAGGGCAGTTCGCAAGGCAGTTCACAAGGCAGCGAGGGCAGCGAGGGCAGCGAGGGCAGCGAGGGCAGTTCACAAGGCAGCGAGGGCAGCGAGGGCAGCGAGGGCAGCGAGGGTCGGGCCGGAACGGGACGCTGCGGCAGTGGAGCAACGGACGAAGACGAAGCCCCCATCACAAGCGAAAAGGAGTTAACCGAAACCGACTTAGCCCCCCATCAAACCAAAGAGCCCGAACTGCCTTGGCAGGCAAAGCAGATCGAAAACAGTGTTTTAGATATCCTTCGCCGCGCGGCGGACCAAAGCCCCCCGCCCTCCGATAGCAAAAAGATAACCCCACACCTAAACGCGGCGACGATTAAACTGCGGGACGGCGCCGCGAAAGCGTCACGGCAAAGAGCCGCGTTGGCGCGAGCCCTGCGAGCAAACGAAACCGACGACCGAGACGGCGGACGACGGGCTGGACGCCTAGACCGTGGGGCGTTGTCGAGGGCCATGTCAGGCGCGGTAAACGTTTTCGCAAAGCGTGAAATTTCCGAAGGTTTTGACACTGACGTCGCCGTGTTACTTGACGCTAGCGGCAGCATGACGGGGGCGAACTTGATGAGCGCGCTAGAAGCCGGGCTCGTGATTGCGCAAGCGGCTGGCAGTGTCGGAGCTTGCTGCACAACTGAGATATTTAATTCCAGCGGCTACCAAAGAGCCGGAACACTGGCGAGCAAACGGCCCCCGGCGCTCGAAGAATACGGCGCCCTGACAAATAGCGCAGGC